ATTGCTGATAGCTAGTTTTGCTAGTGCCATATAATTTACTTTCAGACATAGTGTCTTCTCCGTTGTTCTTTTTAGACATGAATTCGTAGTCTCTTTTATCTAGATTGCTTTTAGAAATATCCCTAGTATCAAAATTCATCAGGCGTTGTTTGGCAAATTCTCGTAATTCTTGAAGGAAATTGTAAAATTTATTTTTTACAAATTCATCTTTTTCTTCCACAATATCGTTGGAGTAAATTATTACGAGACCGTCTTTTTCTGAAATACTTATATCGATAGCTCCTAATGGAACTCGATTATGATGGTAATCAAAATTAAAAAATCTTGCTAATTCAGGTTCATCCGTTGTGTTACGATCTTCGTCGCGAAGTTTTACTTTGGGAAATTGTGTTCTAATTTTTCCAAATAGTTCTTCAGCAATGTTGCTTAGATTCTTGTTCATACTGATATTTATCCTAAATTAGACGAAATAAAGATAGGCATCGGCATTTCCCAGTCATCGTCTGCGTGTCCTGAATGGCTGCTAATACTGTCAAACACCCGTTCATCCCAGTCCGCTAACACCTGGCTCATGCGTACCATTAGCAGTGTGGCACTGACTAAATCGTCTTGTTCTCCCGATTTCGCTTTGAATGTTACACCGGCTGCTATATATGCTTTTAGTTCAGATATCAAGGGCTTGCTGTTAATTTTCATTTTACCGCTTTCGATTAAGAACTTTAGGCGGGCACTTGCTGAAATCTTACTGCCATGCGTGGTATTAAATCCTTTACGAAATTTACGTACATGACCTTTTCGTACTGGTTCGCTCACAAACAAGCCTGCAAAATTTTCTTCGCCTATGTCCTTGATACAAACCAATCCTGCTTCGCCCACTGTGTTGTTTTCTATAGTCCAATAGAGATTGTTGACAGTTTCACCTGTTTCGTCTTGTATATATTTTAATATTTCCCTAAGAACCTTGATTTGTCCTTGGATGGGTGTTAAATTGTGTTGCCACTCGGCCACTTGCGTAAAACTGGGTAATTCAAATACTTCAATTGCAGCACTATTGCCGCCTGTACCTAAACTAGGGTCTAATGTAACTGCGTACATGCTGTCTCGATTTAATTGTTTATACCAGCGAGTTTGACCCATTCTTTGCGTGGGTTCCTTGCCTTCTAGTCCCGCAAGACAGATACTGTTAATAAGTGTTTCGTCGTAGACTAAGAATTCACAATTATATTCTCGGCGAAAACGCTCTTCACCAATACGGCCACGCTCTGTACGTTCCCATATTTCATCTCTATCGGGGTGCTCATGCCACTTACAAGTGAATGGAAAAAACCCGTTTATGCCAGTTTCTTGTTCATTACCAAATTCGTCAAACTTCTTGTTAGCTTCTTTCCAAATAGTGGCAAATGTATCTTCGTCACTGTTAGGAGTTGAGGTAATGATAGCCTTACCACCAGTTGCCAGTGTGGGAGATATTGATGTCCAAAATTCTTCTGCGATGTTGGGTGGCACAAATGCAAACTCGTCACAGTATAGTAATGATATACTCATACCACGACCAGTGTTGCCCGTAGTTGTTGTACTAACAATACGAGACCCGTTGTCAAATTCAATAGAACCTTTATTGTAGTTTGTCACTCCCGATCGAATAAAATCAGGACACAACTCATAGGCATATCGTATACGTTGCATAATTTCTTGCGAACCCGTATACTTGTGAGCTGAGATTAAGATAGTCTGGTCAGGATGGAACATGGCATACCATAGCAAATAGCCAGCAGCACATGTTGTCTTGCCCATCTGCCTGGGTAACATGTTAATATTAAATCTATGTCCGTGATATGCATCTAGCAGTCTTGTTTGAAACTCAAATGGGTCAAACAACATTTTGCCTTTGACTGGATGCTGTATATAAAAATAATGGCTACAAAAATAATGATATCCGTTATCAGGATCTGAGCAGGCAGCAAGATGCCGAATGTGTTCTTCGGTGAATGTTTCTCTTGCGTGTGCTTTTTTAGTTAGTACGCCGTCTAGACTTTTATTTGCCATATTGTTATTTACTGAAAAAAATAGCCTCCGAAGAGGCTATTTGGCACTATAAACAGAGTGCTAACTGCGACGAATCTTATCGTTCCATACGATCGTTATAATCGTTACGCATACGTTCTTTTTTATCTTTCAATGCTTGTAAACGCTTCTTAGCTGACTCGTCTCCGTCTGCTGCTTTTTTCTTTAAGCTATCTTCTTGTGATTTTTCAAGGCCGCGACGATGTTCAGCATCTACTGAGTTAGGATTGTATGCTTCTTTCATTTTTGATAAAAGTTTTTTACCCGGTTCTGCTTTTTTATCAGCGGCCATTTTATCTTTTGCTGCTTGAACTTTAGCTTTGGATTCTGAACTGTTCCTGTCAACATACTTGCTGTGTGCTTTTTCCTTAGGGCCTGAACCTTCTCTTAATTTGATATCGCTATACAGACCTTTGAGCTGTTCAGCAATTCGCTCTGCCATGGGTTGCATTGGGTTGTCGCCGCCTGCCACTTTTGGAAATGTTTGCTTTGGTTTATTTAAATCGCCGCCACCTTGTGGCTGAGTAACTGCGTCGATGCCGTAATACATTTCGTCTCCCAATGGCATCCTTTCTTCTTCGTCGTGTCCTGTATCGCCCTGGTCTCCGCCTAACGCTTTCATAACAATTGGCATTTCAGAATCCATTCCATCATGTCCGTGATCCATGCCTGGCATTTCTAAATCCATTTGGCCGCCTTCATCGCCGTCTAGATTGCGTAGTATATCCATTAGATCACGAATGCCGTTTGCGCCGGCACCGTTCATGCTTAGATTCATTGACACAGAATCTTGCTGCGGAGGTGTTCTCATACCCATCATGCTACCAGGCATGTCCATGCCGCATTCTTCAATGAATGATTCATCAACTTCCTTTTCTTTTTCTTTGTCTTTAGGAAAAGCAGCTTTCATTCGACTGCCGTAGTACTCGTCTTTACCGCTTTCGATTTCGCCGTCACCGTCGTAATCTTTCTTGGCTTTGTCGCTTTCTTGTACCGATTGTTGATCCAGGGTATTTAAGCGTGATAATAATTCTTGAAAATTCATGATTGTTCCTTTTATTTCTTAGTAGAAAATAAACTCTTAGCAGGACCTACCTTAGGCATTGCTTCTGCTTTTTCTTTGTGCGTACTCTTTGCTAATAGCTTTTCGTTAACACCTTTTATTTGTGTTAACTGTTTATCCTTGGATGCTTTAGCAACGTCTTTCAAGAAACTACTAATCATCTTGTCTCCAAACAATCCTTGATTGTTGGACTTTTCATAACCTTGCGACAATAATGCTTGACCTTTGTCATCTAACGTCATGTTTTCTGCTTCAATGGCAGCGTTTGCTTCTTCGAGCGGTGTACGTACACGAATTGATTCTCTACCAATACCAGTACAGTTTGCTAACAACTCAGATAGCACAGAACTTGTAGCTGGATAATCTAATTCTACTTCAAACACTGTCATTGAACTGTTCTTAAGTGTGGGAAAGTCTAATAGGTGAGATTGAATAGGAGTATTTTTACCTTTGGTAAATCTGCTTACTTTGTATTGTTGTAGTGCAGTTTCCATAACATCTTCGCAGTTATCCGGAAGGTCGCCCGCTACTTTAATTTTAAAAGTATATTTTTTCTCTTCTACACTTTCTTGTAGGTATGCGCTGAATAGTTTCATATTATAATCCTGATACCTTATTTATTCATATTTTTAAGTTTCTCAATCAAACTATTACGGTCTGAAATGATAACTCCACTGCCTGGAATGTCAATGCCTTCTTCTGGGCCAGCTTTTTGATCAAGTTGTTGTTTTTTAAGCTGAAGTTCAATCATCTTAAGTTTTTTGTCAATTTTAGCACTTTTTGCATCTATAGCATTTTTAAGCATGCCGCCCGCCACTTCAAAAATACGTCCGCTGTATCTAGCTTCTACATTCATACCCAAATCCATTAGATCATCATAGGCATCTGTAGCTCTTTGTGCTAGTGCGTCAAATTCTGCGTCGGCTGCATCGCCCAGTCCCTTGACAGCGGGTAAACTAGCGGCAATTTTGTCAAATTCTGATAAATCTCTAAGAAAAGGTGGCGGCATAACTTTTGCCGATTCCTTCTCTGATTCTTTAATCAGTTTCTTATTTTCAGGTAAGTTGAGCAGTTCTTCTAATTTTTTCATAATAATACTTATCTATTTCTACCGTTAATGAATAAGTCTTGTTCGTTGATTACACGGAACTTTATTCCTTGTGCTTTACACCATGCCATGGCAGCTCGCCATTTGGCCACGTTTCTAACATATTGAATTTGATTATTTTTATTCTTGCCTACTTTTTCTCGTAGTGTTTGATTTTGCGGTTTAACTTCAATTAGCTCCACAAACATTTTGCCATTTTTATCGGCATACTGAATAAAAAAATCCGGAATATAGATAGTTTGCTTGCCAGTAATAGGACATCTGTAAGGAATACTGATAGCCTCACTAGCCCATTTTTGTATACTAGGATGTGTGTCGCAAAATCTCATGAACGCAAACTCCCAAGAGCTGCGATATGTTGGAGTTTTCTTTCCTACATATTTCTCTGGGTTTGTTATTGCGAATTTACCTTGAGCAAATCGACTCATACTCTAATGTTTCTGCTCTCTGTAGTTTCTTCAATTGTTAATAATTTAAAACCAAGAGTACTAGTTTTTTCTCTATAAGCGTTCAGTACTTGTGTAACCACATTACTAAG